AAAGCTAATGTTGATCAGTATTTTATCGAAACAAACATAGATTACTCAAGTCTAGACTGTTCAACTAGTGCGAGTGAGAGTTTGAGACCTCTTAACTACATTAATGCTTCCAAGTTTATAAAGAAATCAACTAGTGCTGGTTTGCCTAGTATGAGAAAGAAAGGTGAAGTACTCGAAGAAACCGTTAAAGACATCGAGTACTACTTAGATCGTGAAGATCCTGCTGTTCTTTATACTCGAACTCAAGAAAGCGCGAAAACTAGAGACGTCTTCGGTGTTCCTCTTGCTGACGTATTAAACGAGATGCGTTATTATCGCCCTATTCTTGAGTTCCAGAAGAAATTAATATGGCGTTCTGCTTTATCAGGACCCGACCGAGTTGCTAAGCATCTAACTGAAATTATTGAACGAGCCATTAGTGAAGGTTTGACACTGATTTCAATCGATTTCTCCGCTTACGACACTACCATAAAACAAGGACTACAGTTCAAAGTTGGACAATATTATAAGTCACTATTTCAAAAGAGTTATCACTCAGAAATAGATAATATTATAAGACGGAAGAGTACCATAGGACTTGTCACACCAGATGGCGTTATGACTGGACCTCATGGCGAACCGTCCGGATCTGCATTCACAAATGAAGATGATAGTTTAGCTCAACACTGTATAGCAATGTCATCCAATGCAATCATAGAAGATCTTTTAGATATTCAAGGTGATGATGGCGTTTATGCCGTTAAACCAGAGACTGTTAATTCACTCTACAATACTTTCAAGAAGTATGGTTTAAATGTAAATGTTGATAAATCGTTTGAAAGTCCGAACTATCTCGTATATCTGCAGAATCTGTATCATCCCGATTTTAAGAGGGACGGTGTAATCGGTGGAGTCTATCCTACTTTCAGAGCTTTGAATAGGATAGTTTATCAAGAGCGATGGGCTAACTTTGAGGATTACGGCATAAAAGGTAAAGATTATTATGCCATTAGAACACTTAGTATTCTAGAAAATTGTAAGAATCATCCTCTGTTTGAGGAGTTAGTCAAATTTATCCTTTCTAAGGACAAATACAACCTAGAAGTTTCTTCTCGTGGTGTCAATGAATATGTTAAGTTCATGATTGACACAGAGGGCACAGAAGGACTGATAATTAACCAGTACGGTGACGACCTTTCGGGCATTCGAAATTGGCAGTCATTCCGTCTTGTTAGGTCTTTATCAGGAAGCTAG